GTTTAAGCTCTTTAATTTTGTTTCGGCTGTCTGAATACCTTTTGAAAATCCGTCGGTGTCTGCCCGGAGCATGATTGTCAACGGACGGCCAATTCCTTTAGTTGCCATTAGTAATCACGCCCCCTAGTCCAACTGTCTACAAGTTTATTGGCTGTCTTTGTCCATTCCCGTATTGCTGGTTCGTAGTAATTGTTTTCGGCTGTATCGGTCCAGCCTGGTCGAATACCTTGCGCCCAAAATTGCGTCTTTCCGCTTCGTGCGGTGTATTGGCCCTGAATAGTTCCGAATCGGATCATATTGGTAGTCGCGCCGCCTGAATATGCCCCGCGTCCGGTATTGGCTCTCGGATTTGTAACCGTCCCTCTTGAGCTGAACTTATTAGAGTTGCCAATCCTTACCGACGGGATCCGGTCTTGTTTGGTTCGGATAGAGGCGTTTAGGTTTTTTGCATAGAGGCCCGTATGTGAACTAATGGCAGACTTGAACGCCGGCACCATAATCTCCTCGGCAATATACCCCGCTTCACGGCGCATTTCCCGATTGGCTGCCTTTTCCAAACTGCCCAACGAATCAAGGATCTCTCTAAGGTCTCCGTCATAGATAAATATTCCATCATCCATGACTATCTCCTTTTCGATAACTCAATCCTTACATCTTGGATAGTTTCCAAGATCTCCCAATCAAGTTGATCGATTGGTATTGTTACTATTCCCGCTACGGCAAGATCGGCGATTGTTCGTCCGATGCTGCCGTTTGGGTGGGGTTTGTCTCGTCGATACCAACTAACTCAATCTCATCAAGCTCGTCGGCCCAGGCATCAAACTTGTCCTCGGTTTGCTTGGAGCGATTTAACACACTCCACGCCATAACCATCAAGTCCTCAAATCCCATATTTACTTTTACGGTTTCCTCACCATCTACTCGGCGGACCTCATACAAGTCCGTCATTTTCGATTTCGTCATGCGTTCCCATTTCATAAGGTCCGCCGGTAGTGTAACGAGAGTTAACTCGCCATTTTTTTGGTGATTGATTTTTATTTGTATTTTCATTGGTCCTGATCCTTTTTACTATGCTCGGGAAACTGCGCCATCGACTACAACGAATGAGATCGATGTAGTAAGAGCGTCGGTTGCTGCGCCACCGGATGTTGGGAAAACTGGGAAAACATCCCCAGTGAACACGGAACCGTTGGCGTCAAACGAAAATCCGATGCCAGTATCACCGGCTGCGCCGGCTGCATCGAATAGAGCTTCACAAACCGAGGCCGGTGTAGTGCTGCCCCAGTCCTGGTATAACTCAACGTCTAGGGTTGCGGTGTAATCGATTGTCTTGTAGGCGCGGCCTGCAAGAGTTTCCAATACTTGCTGATTAGGTGTAACCGTTAGAGTTACGGATGCGGCGACGTCATTATATGTGTCACCGTCAATGGTGAGCGAGAGGTCCCGCCCTGTTACGTACTCGAGTGCCATGTCGGCTCCTTATATAGTGACATCGATTGTGATGTCGGTTGTTAACAAATCGGATGGTCCGACTTGCACGATTTTTGGTTGCGAAAAGTCTCCAATTCCCACGCCTGTCGGTATTGCTCCCAATACCGTTTCGATCATGGTTTCAAGGTTAACTAATGCGGCTTGATTGTCGTTAGCTGCCACGCACAAAGTAATGTCAAAATTTCCGCCTAATCGCGGTGAGCTGCCAATGCTTTTAATCACAATGTATGGCGATCCGGGAACTAGCACGATGCAAGGTGTCGACATGTTTTCGGCTGGGTAGCTGTAAACGATGTATCCGGTTGCCTCTAGTGCCGTTTTAAGGTCGGCCCGTGCGTCGCTAATGTCTGACATTATCCGACCATGCTACTAGGGTCACGGTAGCCCGAAATGAGTCCAGCAACGCGAGAGACAAGACTACGGCCCATTCGGTAAGGAATACCTGGAGCGAATGTTGAGTCCTGTGCGATGCCCTGTGCGCTTTGTCTAGCGTTCCACAGGTCCACGCTTATTATCAACGCGGCCTCGCGGATTTGTGGGATATCGTCGTAATAAGCCTCTTGGCCCTCAAGGATGCAATTACCGTCCGGCTTATTGACTCGATAGGTCACGTTTGCGTGGGTAATGGTGGCCTGAAATTGATTTGTAAAAACTCTGGTAATCGTGTGGGTTCCGTCAAACGGCGCGCCTACTCGATCAATGGTTACCTGTTGGCCGACGCTGTATTCGTGAGGTGTACGAGTATAAAAACGGGCAAGGTTATTCGTGATATCAACGCCAACGATTGACGCGTTATGAAAGTTAAGGAAAGACTTCAAAACCAACTCGGCGGAATCCATGACGCCCTCAAGGGTTGCGTCTGGGTAAATGTCGCCAACGCCTAGGACGGCCTTAAAATCATCGATGTCGATGAGTGACATTTTTTTCCTTTCAAGTAGGGAGGTGATGGGGGCCGATCAGGACCAAACGGCCCCCATCACGGGGGTCGACTAGCTTACGGTAATTGCCCGTATTGCTGTCGGGTACTTGTTGGCAAGTGCTACGAAACCGTAGACGGCAATTTCAACCGTCATGGTGTCGATTACGTTAACGCGAACCTGGGCGGTTCCGCTTTCGTAAAACGCTGCGTAAGCACTTGGGTAGGCAAGGATGTTAGTTGCGCCGATGTTGTAATCGACCACTAGATCAAGACCCATGACGTTGCCGCGGGACATGATGTTAGTTCCAGCGGCGTTAGTTGTTGGACCAACGGCGTTGAATAGTGGACGATCTGCATCATCAACGGCAGACAATAGTCCGGCGTATTGAGTCGCACCAACCAATAGACGGTTAGGGTTAAAACGCATAACGGCGGCTGAATCTGCTACGGCGTCGGCGATTGCTGCGACGTAACCTGTTCCACCTGATGCGCCACAACCTACTACGCCCTCGGTGAATGCGTAGAGATCGGTTTGCTGAGCGTAGCTCGCTGCAAGTCCGCGCAAGAGCTCGTCAAGGTATGACGGGTCAGAGCGTTCCAAGAGCTCAATCGAAACGCGCTGTTGGCCTGCGAACTTGACTACATCAACTACAAGATCATCGATCTCGGTCATTGTGTCGGATGGTGTTGCCAATTCGTCGGTCTCTGCCACGGTTGGCAGTACCTGCCAACGCGGGATGCGGAATGACATTCCAGCGGCTGGTAATGCGCGGCGTTCGATGCTGTCAATGAATGGGCGGGATGAATCGACTACGCCGATAACCTCGCGCAAGTAAGGGACAGGAATTAGTCCGGCATTGTCGGTTGTTGTTGCTTCACCGGCGGCGGTTACGAAATCAATCGCGTCGCGGTTTCCGCGCTGGGCGGATAGCATTTTGTGAGCAAACTGTCCAGCGGTTAATGCTGGCAATTCGCGGGGTTGGGTAAAGATTGGTGAACCGAATGTCGAGGCTTCGATCTTTGATGCCTCAACTTCGGCAACTTCCTCGATTACCTCGATTGGTTGTTCAGTCATTTCGATCTCCTCGATCGTTTCGGTTTCATCGTCGGCGGATGCCGCGACTTGGGTTACTCTAGCCTCGGCAAATGCCGGATTGGTGACTAAAGAGACTTCGACGAGCTCGGCAGACGTGACGACAATGTTTCCGTCTTTGACTGTGTGCTCGATTATGTTTGCACCTACGGAAATGCCGTCGCGTAGGCCGTCGGCGGCTTCCACTAATACATCGGATCCCGCGGTGGTTTGTGAGATTTTCATTTCGCCCATAATGCCGGACGGGTTCGCGCTGGTGCTTACTAACTTGCCAACCGGACGGCGTCCATCATGTTCGAGTAAAACTTTTACATTGTCGCCAATGTGCAGGGATCCAGCTTCAAATATAACGGGACCTAAACTTGTTGATCCGACCTGACCAAACGGGACAATCTGACCAAAAATGGTTCGAGTCTTAGCGTCGGCGGCTGTGATTGAGGTGCTAAAATCTAGTCTCATAAAAACGGCGTCTCTCTTGTTTGGGACGGCGGCGTGATGCCGTTGTCGTTTGATTCCTCGGATCCCGCCGGGGAAATGTCAACGAACTCTCGAGCCTCATCGCGGGTAATGATGCCGGAGTCGTAAAGTTTGATTGACATCTCTACACGTTCGGCGGCGTTGCCTCGTAGGAAATCGTCAAGATCAAATCGGACAATTTGGTTTCGAGGTGTGACGTCGTCCATCGACAAACGATCCTCTATAACCGTCAAATAATTTCGCAAACCAAAATCCACGAGGCTACGACGTTCGGATACTACGTTGGAATAGGTAGCCGATGAACTTTCCGCGTTCAAATACCATGCAGGGATGCCCATTAGTCGAGCGATCTCGCTAGATAGATGTTGACGAGCTTCAACGAGCTGCATTTGGGCCGAATCCATGCCTACGACCTCAAGTTTGATCGGTCCCTCGATGTAAGCGGTTGAGCGTTCGCGACGAGCCCGGCGGAATGTGTCCATGACTGCCGATACCTGGTCGGACGGTAGGTTCATTCCCTCATTAAGTAAAACCATTTGAGGAACCGGTTCGGATGCCATATTGTAGGCGGCCTGCTCGAGAGCGATTGCGCTAGAGATAGTCATCCCGCCGCGAGCTAACACGCCCTCATCGATCGCGTTAAAGACTATTAAGGAGCTT